GAATAAGTCTCTTCTTGGAATTGACCGGATCACTAATTTTGAGCCAGGGGTAATAGAGGGCTGCATAAGATGAATTAAAGGCAGCATGGCTGTACATCCCCTGGCCTTTGCGGAAATCCACCGCTTTGGTTGGTTCAAGGTGAATAGGCGTATCCGCTATGAGCATGAGATCCTTGCGACCTTCTGCATAGGAAACACCAGCGATAATTACGGGGGCAGTGGTGATGCCAGGGATCATCAGAATATTAAGAGCATCAATCTCATCAAAAGAGTAGATGCCGGTATGCTGGGAGGGGTCGCCGATATAATCACTGTCCACCAGGCCGGTGAGACCGTTGTCACCGCCAGCAAGGTCGAAAGAACCAAGAGCGGGTCGGTCATTGTCTGTGCCTGTGGTGGGAGATAGATCCTGCACCGTTATAAAATCAGAGCGTTCATTAATAACCTGCTCCACATGATTACCCTGAGCCTCATCCATGGAGAGATCCTTCCAGACCTCCACTACATCGTCCTTGTATTTGACCACCAAATTGAACTCGTTAGCTGGCTCAAGAGTGCCGTCTTCAATGGTCACCGAGATACGATCACCCCAGACACCTTCATTAGTGGCATTGATAGTCATGGTGTCGACTGGAGTTGCCTCCCTGTTTTGCAAGGTGATTGCTGATTTCAAAGCAGTTAAACTCTGACGATCAACCACATTGGTGAGGTGGGCAATGCGGGTGATATAGAGCACCGTGCCGCCATTATCGAAAAAGGAACGGGCGGCATAGGCTAGATAGCCATCATTGGTGTAAGAGCCAAACCGTTTAACAAACTGCTCCCAGCTCGTAACCAGGATTGGCTTATTGATCGGCCCTTTCTCTGCCACGCCAACCATGGCTGCGGTGGAGGTGGATATCTGCTTCACATAGAAACTGAAATCGGTCTCCCGGGTGTAAATGCCCGGTGATAGATAGGTTGCCATTATTTTTTCTCCTTCTTGCGATCCTTGCTCATGTCCTTGGTGGCAATCAACCCACGCCGTTCTGCCAGCCTGACTTCATCCGACATTTCCTTCGCCGGAATGGCCAGTAACTCCCGAGAGCCAAGGTGGATGGTTTTCTTGCCCGCCAGATGAAAGGTCAGGGGCTGGAATTGCAGGTTTTTAATTTCGATCATACTTATCTCCTATGGATTAAAGGTCCGTTCCTCATCCAAGGCACCATGGAACTGGAAGGTGCGGTCACGGATAAGACGACCATTATTAATTTCATTGTCATAGACCGGACAATCCTCAATGCGCAGCCTGCCGGAGCTCTGCCGGAGGTTGGATAGGTTGACTCTGGCCAGACCACCCAGGGGCACAAACTCGGTGACATTAAGGCTCCCTTGGTTATCAATAGGCAAGGCAGGATAGAGCTGATAGAAACGAGCAATGCGCTCCTGAAACTCCAGCAGCTCCACCTCCCGATCCACCGTCACCACTAGGTCGAAATCAAGATGGTATAGTCTGGGATAACGGCATTCCTCAAAGGCAAGATTCGCCTCATCCTTGTCAAATAGTTTGGCCGAGGAACGGCGCAGTTTGTTTTCAATCATCTTTGGCCCCTGGAGGATGATGCTTGGGGTGGTGGTTACCTCGAAAAGGTCATCGCTTACCACCAACACCGTATCCGGGTGAACCTCTGCCTTGAACAGGCGGATCAAGCTTTCTACTGCTGTTTTAATTGCCATGTATCCACCTAAATAACCTTGGCGATGGCCTGTCTATAATTGTCCTGGACCTGGTCACGAAATGCCTCCATAACCGGATGCAGAAATGGCCGAGCTGGGATGATGATCACCGTGCCATTGGGCTGCTTGATTGTGGCCCCATATTCCATCACTGCCCCGATATTGACCATGTCCTCGCCTTCCTTATTACTGGTTCCTCGCAGAAGGCCAACAAAGGCCTTATCTGCCATGATCTTTTGGGTAATAGCGTTAACCAGAAAACCTGTATCGATCAGGGCCTTGCTGGATCCCTTTTGCTTGACCGTGGACTCGGCCAGCTTTGCAAACGACTTACCGCCCGGGGCCTGGCTGACGATGCCCTTCTGTATTTCCCGCACCAGGAGTAAAGCATTTTTGATAGTTGCCTGGCGTAGGGCCGTGGCCAGTTTAGGGCCAAGGCTGGAATTCAGAGTCGCTTTGACCTTGTTCCAATCACCTATCCGTTTAACGGCCATGGATCTTCACCAACTTGACAGACTTATGAGTGACAACACCGAAGAAATGCTCATCCTCTATGGCCTGAATACGGTAGGTTTCACCACCAATAATCAGCCTATCCTCCGCATGAATATCCGCCTCAGGTAACACTGAGCAGCTGGCATCAATATTCTTTCCCAGATCTATTGGCGGAGTTTCAATCAGCTCAACCGGGATCTCAGCAAGATCAATAAACGACTCTTCATCGCTGCCATAGATCCTATCTCCGGGAGAGACCCGCTGTACCCAGGCAGTCTGCCCAGAAGCACGAATAAGCTGAGCAACCTCAGCCACAGCCTCTGCCTTTTCCTGGTCCGTGAGTAAGCTCAAACATCACCTCCCTGCTCATAAATAACTGGGGCAAGCCCTGCAGGTGTAATGATATAGGCCTCCTCATTAACCTCTGCTTCCGGTCGCAATTGGCCAAGATATTGCCGGTAACTATCCAAAAGGTCTGTCTCTAACATGGCCCAATGCTCCGGCTGCTTGCTCTTATCCACCCGCTTATCGCCACTGGCAAAGATGAAGTTGGTGGCCGTGGCGGCCCGCATAACCTGGCAACCATAGGCCCCGGCCAGAATTAAAATGAGATCATAAACTTCATCCTCAAGGAGAGTCCGGAAACGAGTCCGCCACATCTGGATACTGATCTCAAGATCACGCCCCACCTGGAAAGCAGCCTTACGGATGCATCGCTGCAGGGTGGCGTCGTCAAACAGGTTGCTGTCTGGATCTGAGAGATCAAGCCGCAGGGTGGTAATCAGCTCAGTAAAAAGCCTACGCCTTGCTGCCATCAGCCAGCTCCGTCATTCGATCATTGAGAGCATCCAGTACCGTGCGTCGCTTCTCCGTCTCCATCAAGCCCTTGAGGGTGTCTGGATCATTCTCCTCACCCAGCCTGGCAATGGCATCAGGGGCTGATAGCTTGCTGAGGTCTGTAACCTTTTCATCCGGCTTGTTATCATCAACCTGGTCTTGTGAAATTTCTTTCACAAGACCGGTAGAAATGGCATTTTTAAGATGGGGAGTTAGTTCTAGCTCAGCATTTTGACCACTTGCGAGCTTGAGCCCTGCATCAGGAATAACCACGATGCCGGGTTGAATATTTTTAATCTTAATCATTTCATTTTTCTCCTTATGGGGTGATGCGGATTTTGGCCATGACATCAGGACGGGTAATGCCTTGACCGATCTCGGCCCAGAGCAACCAGCCGGTCTTGAACCTGGTCTTCTTGTCGATGGAATCGGTTTTCAGCTTCTCTCGCACCGGCATTTTCCCGACCTCCTGATCAGGGACAATGATGATTTCATCAAGGCCCATGGTGGCGGTGAGCAGGATAGCTCCCGTGCCATAGTTCTTAACCACACCCTTTTGGCGCAGCTCCAGCCTGGTCTGGGGATCTAAATCCCAGCCCCGCATATCATTGAAGCGACGACCGCGCATGACGATATATTTTACAGACAGTTCCATATCCTCGATAATGGAGATGGCCTCGTTTAAGGCCTCTTCGGTCAGGCTACCACCGGCAACGGTCACTGTATTCTCTGCTGGAACTGCTGACGAGATCACCGAGATAGTGCGGCGATCCATCTCCTTACGGATGGCATTGGCTGCGCTGGTCTGGATGTCCATCAGGGAGCCAATATTGCCATGCTTGAGCACTGAGATATCAACCATGGGATTGGAGTGGATACGATTACAAGGAAACTCAATCTCATCCTGTCCCACCTCCTGCTCTTGGGCCTCACCATCCTTGCTGATCCAGTGGGCCTTGACCGTGGGTTTCTTCTGGTAGACTGGTCGTTCGCCCTTGGGCAGGGTGTGCCGAGTTAAAAGCAGGGAGGAGATCTCCTTGCGCTTGATCTCCTTGGCAATGGGGGCACCAATGGCTGCGGCCAGGGCACGCATACCCTCTGGCGACTCCAGGGCCTCGCTCATCAGCTGGGCCATGGTCTCCATGTACTCCTGGCTGTGGATGTCTGTTTGCTTATTTTTCATTACTTGCCTCGTTTAAATTAAGAGTCTGAATTTCAGGACATTGTCCTGGACGGAGATGGCCTGGGCCACCACCTTGTCATTATTCCCCACGCCATTGGTGAGAAAACCATTGGGGGATACCCGCAGCTCTTCACCAGCACTGATGGTGCCCTCATAGGCATCGGTCTCATAGACCCCGCCATCACAATAGATGCCTGGCATATCCCCAGCCTTGTAATCCTTGATCAGGATGCCAAAGGATGGGTCTCTGGGGTTGATATTGGCGGCAAAGAGGTCATTACCCACAGCACTGACCACCTGGCCAAGCTGGCCATCGGCCTGCATATAACCGTCACCATAGGCCAGGCCTCGGTGACAGGGATTGATAAATGCCATTGTATTCTCCTTGTTTTAAAGGTTAGTTTTGAGTTGCTACATCATCGCCCAGGCGGTTCTCATAAGCGGCCATGAAGCCCTGGGTGAGTTTATCCTCCAGGGACTGCTGCTGGTCATCCACATCATGGGGTCGCACCCCAGCATCACTACGCAGGGGTTCTTTTTGCTTGGCTGCTTCTTTGGACTCTTGTTTCTCTGAATCAGCCTGCTGCTTATCCTCTGCCTCCTTGCCGCCCTGGGTCTTGAACATCCGTTCATAGGCCGCCTCGGTGGCAGTAAAAGCATCGTCGGAGAGTTCGGTGAGTCGCCGAAATTCAGTCTCCTTCTCCTCATCCGAGGCAAAGGCAATACCCTGCTTTTCCAACTTGCCCATGAGCTTCCTGGCTCGGCTACGGTTAGCAGCTGCCTTTTGCTCAGACTCCAGCTCTTCGATCCGTTTTTGAAGGGTGGTTACCTGGCGTTTCAGGTCGCTGTTTTCTTTTTCAAGTTCCTTGAGCCGGGATGCATCATCCTTGGTTTCATCCACCTTCTCTTCCTGCTCATCTTCGGCCTTGTTTTGCTTTTCCTTGTCTTTTGCCATCGCGGTTGATTCTCCATTATGTTGTTGTTCTTGGTTTGAGGCCACTTGGGTAATCCGGGCATTTTCATCAGCTCCCTTACGATCCAGAAGACCCAGACCTGTGAAGGTGACGCCATGGAGGATTTCATAAACCTCCTTGCCCTGGATCTCCCTGCCTTTAAATTTCTTAAGGTGGGGGCAATAATTTGCCTTATTGCGCACCCGCTTGCCGCAGATGGAGCATTCCCCCTCCTCGTAATCACATTCCATGGACACCTGGGTGATGATGCCCCGTTTCATTAGTTTATGGGCCAGCTGGGCATCGCGACTGGCGGTGATATAGAGTTCGCCCTGGCATTCCACCCGGCCACCGTTGTCGTCCTCTAGGTAGTCAGCACCGATAATGCCGCCGACAATATCGGTGAGCTCCTGTGAATGTTTGAGGTCGATCTTTTTGTTGACTGCCGTGGTATGGCGGGTTGAGAGTTCCTCGGTGGTGAAATGGTCACCATTCTTATTGGTACCGGTGCGGCAGAGGATGAAAGTGAATTGAGGATCACCTACTGACTCCCTGGCCTCGCTATTCATCCCATCATGGTCACGAAAGCGGATATCCACTGGCACGGAGGTGTGGAAATTGGCCTCGGTTGCCATGGGAATATTGTCTTTCAGCGCAGCCTTGGCCCCAGCTGCCTTGCGACAGATGAAGAGGCGCTCCTTGGCGTTGGAGGCATCACCATGTTTAGCGGTGATGGAGTAGTGATGATCCTTGGATTTCATCCGGCTATCTCGACCAAGGGAACTGATGATCTTCTTCATCTCTGGTTCGCTTGGGTAGGCCTGATCCCGATAAGATATCAGCCAGTGACGGATATGCTTTGCACTGGATAAAAAGCCATTAAAAACCTGATTGGCGTTGGCCTTGGTTACGGTCTTATGATCAGTCTCATAATGCTTGGTCTTGGTCTCAGCCTTGATGGTGAGCCCCTTCCAATAGACCATTAGCCCTTCGACAAAATGATATGACTTCTCGTAATTGGTGGTGGAGAAATGGGTGGCGTATGGCGGATCAAAATAGGCCAGGTCCGCCTTGGCCGTGTTCAGGAGTTCTGTTACCTCCTGCTGGTGCGCTTTGTTATCCTTGCCATTGTCAAAAACTAAGGCGTTGATCCGCTCCAGGTTCTTTTTGAGTCGGTCCTTAAACTCCTCTGGAGAGTCCTTGCGCATACTATTGCTGGTGGATGATGAGAAATGGCCGAAACCACCTGACATGCAGGTCTTGCCAAGGCCAAAGAGGGCGATATCCTTTTTATAGCCGGAGAGCTTATCGCAATTGGCCCGGATGGAATCGAGAACTTTATGAACGCCCTTGGCAAAGAAGATGCCTTTGAAATGATCGTGGACAAAGGTACCGGCCTGGGAGTTATCAGCCAGCAAGGAATCAATATCTGCCTCAGTCAATCGGGTAGAGTTATTTTCAACGATGGCCCGAGCAGCGTGATAGCAATAACGCAAGCGGTCATTGGCAATGACCTGCAGCCCCTTAGCCTTATACATATAGGCCACCACCGCTGAACCAGAAAAGGCATCAACCACAGATTTGGCGTCCTCTGGGCTATGCTTCCAGATCCAGTCCACCAGTTTTTGTTTGCTGCCGATATAGTTGGTGATATACTTGGGCCTTTTTTCAGCGGGCTGTTCTGTGGCTTCCTTGTCCTCGCCAGCCTCTGCTTCGAGGGCATCGAAATCAAGGCTTGCGTCAGTCTCCAGCAGAAAGGCTAGCCGGTCAAGGTCAGTGGCGAAGAGTTCCATTCAGGTCTCCAGTAAGGTTCACAAATTGACTATTCGTCTTCTAAAAACAAATAGCCCCTAAGCATTACTTACCGAAGAGGGTCGAAATGTGTCGGCGGGGATAGTAATTTTTTTCAATAAAAAATGAAAGGCGTGCAACAGGGAAGATGCCAGAGTAGATTGCTTTGTATTATCGAGAGCTTAACACCATATTGCGATCTATTTTTCTAAAAAAATCGAAACCGGATTTATCACTATGAAACAGACTACTCACACCTGGATAGCCATAAGGGCTCTGGAATTAATTGGACAAGATAGAAAAACAAAAGGCCTTGCTGAGCTTCTCACTCCTTGGGTTAAATATTCATATGTCGGCTGCTGGCTACCAGATATGTCACAGTTTAGAAAAGGACATGGCGTTGTTAATAATCATACCTTTAAAATGGCGCCATTTGTAGGGGACCATAAAGACAGGTTTGTGATCAGTAAAGACAAGCTGACAGCAAAGATTGATTCCAACATTGAACTGCACTCCTTTCTTGTCGACTCATGCATCCTGTCCGAGGAGTGGTGGCAAAAACCCTACAAGGCCAACCAGCCTGAGGGTAGACACCTTCCGGACTGCATGGCTTCAATCTATGACACAATTATGGATTTAATCCTGCTTGGTGATGAGGAGGTAGATCATATCGTTCCAGGAAGTATAAAGTTTGCCAACTATCTCGACCCTGAAGTGACTATTTCTAAAGAACAGATCGCCACATTCTTTTTCATGCTGAGTCATTATGTGGCCGATTGTTTCATGCCTCTTCACTGTGACAACAGGTCATTGGCTGCTTACAAAAACAAGGCTCATAAACAATGGGAAACCCATTGGGATCGTGTTGTGGGCGACTACTTTACCAAAGCAAACCTGCTCAGTTCAGCCGACAATCCCGAAGGAATCTTGGCAACATCTACTGCTCTTGATGAAGAATTAGGGCTGAAATTTGCTCTTCCCATAACCTATGAGGAATCTGACAATCTATGGAAAATGTCAATATACTGGTGCCGGGCATCATTCGCCTTGGCCAGCCACATCTTTCCACCACAAGAATTTCCTTATGATGGAAACCAGACACCCAAGTATGGCAGCTACCTGCGTTATCATCCGCAACTGAAAGAGTGGGATAAGATAATTCTGCAGTCATCTGTTTATACCGTCGCCAGTATCTGGAAAAAGATATGGCGGAAATTCAAAAAATAGCAATGAGCCATAATCTACCCATTACAGATGATACGGTCCTATATTTAGACCATAACCACATTCTTTACATCCATTGGCAATAAGCAACACCGACAATGGGCATGATTCGGCAAAGGCGGTAGTTTTTCCATTGAAAAGACCTTGCCATTCAATTCCTTACACACTTTACACATCCTCTCGTCACCCATGGCCAACCATTCCACTTTCTTGATACCCACCTGCTGGAGAAACTTTAATCTACCCAGGTTATGCGCCCGAAGAATCTCGGTTCGGGCGATCATCTCCATACGATACTGAGCCTTACTGAATGTCTTGGTTCCAGCCTGCTTGAAGGACTCCTTATCTAAAATCACCTTACCTAAATCGCGGACAATATCATCGGTACCCTTGCCGGTGGCAATACCGTTTAAGATGGTGCGTTTGATGCCGTCGGCCAATTCTCTTTGCACATCACCGGCCAGGGTAAGATTGTAGCGAATCATGAAGTCCAGACCATCTTGATCCACCAGGGAAAAAACCTTGGCGGTTAGCTTGTCGATACCGGTTGGACTTAGATCAGCATAGAATGGCAGGGCGGCCTTGGTAAGCTCTTCAATCCCTTGGCCGATCCCGAGGCGGAAGGCATCGGTGGTCTTCTGGCGAAAAACAAGATTCTGTTTTTTGCCAAGGCTTTTGATAATCTCGTCAATCTCGGTCTGGAGTTTTTCCAGACCTTTCAGACCAGCCAGCTTGTTATCCGGCAGGGAGCCAAGGGTGCGATATTTTAGGATGGCACGACTAACCTCTTCCCTGGCCTCTTTAAGTGCCCTGGAAAGCTTGGCAGTGACCTGATCGCTATAACGGTTCCTGGCCTTCACAGCATTGATGGTGGCCGCCCTGATTTGCTGGGCAAGATTAGCCATCAGGTTCCCTCCAACTGTTCAACAAAGCGACAGGCAGGCTTTTCAGGTCTGCGACTTTCACCAAGGATCTGGCAAAATCCATCGCACAGATGGTTGCAGGCTTGACAGTTTAGCCCAGCCTGGGCTGATGATTCCCCGCCACTCTTTTTCAGCCCCAATAATCTCTGCCCCTGCTCTACATCCAAAATGCCAGCCAACACCATATCCACCACCGGCTTGACTTGGGTTTGATCCATGAGGTCAACCTTCTTTTGCTCATGCTCACGATTGGCCATCTCGATCTCTGGATCCAGGTCCATCTTGAGCTGTAAGCTGGAACGGCTGATGAGTCTGCGGTCATAGAGCTCCAGCAGCAACTTCTTGAAGTCCACAGCATCGCTGGGGTCAAGATCATTGAAGAGAAACTGCAACCCCTTATCTTCGTACCCCTGCAACTCCAGCCAATCATCAAAGATCCAATCCAAAATAAGATGGGCCACCTGTTTGATCTCCCGGATCATGACCATCATCTTTTGCATACTTATCGAGGCGGTGGCAAAGTTGGGACCATCCCCGGTGACCAATGAACGAGACAAGCCCAAAGCCACCATGATATCTTCTTTGACCTCTTTGACCTTGGTCTCCACATTGAGCACATGACCCTCGGTGCCATGGGTCTCCACCGTAACATAGAAGGGCACCACCAAGCCGCTCTTCATGTCCATCTTGTTGACCATATCCCGAACTTGCTCCAACATTTTTTGATCTGGCATGACCATCTTCTGACCAAAGGCACCACCCACCTTGAGCAACCTGAATGGTGTGGTCCAGCGTTTAGCGATGGCCTGCTCAGCCTTGCGATAATCACGCAGCAGCTCAATGGACTGGAAGGCTGGTAGCACCAGGGAATTGCCCCGGGGTGAAAAGGCCGGGGCATCCCATTTGAGATGAATGACCTGCTCCACCGGCAGATCAATCGGCTCACCACCAGTCTCTTCAGGATACTGCTTAACCTCAACCAACTCGCCTTCCTGGTATTTAACCTTTACAGATACGGGATTAACACAGACCGCCTCCGCAATATCTCGGCCTGACTTGGCGTAGCCTTTGAAGCCCACCGCATCACCCTTGACCAAGAGCTGCAGGATCATGTCTTTGACAAAACTGGAGACGGCCAACCGGTCAGCAAATTGACCAGCCTCCTTCTTCAGCTTCTCATCGTCACTAGTGATCTTAATTTCATCACCCACCGCAAAGGTACGCCAGGAGTTGACACAATTCTTAACCAAGGGCTCTTCGACATAATATGCCCAGGCCTTTCGGGCTCGTTCCTCCCAACTGGCGGGAATGGTCTCTTGAGCGTTGATACCACTGAAAGCAGAACTATCCAGGGCAGCGGCCGTGGCTAAAGGTGTTATAGTTTGGGTGATGTTTTCCATAAAAAACCTCTCCTCTAATTTGTAAGAACTTGCAAAAGGTTAAATTCGGGCCTATATTAAAGACAGAAAACAATACAAAAGGAGGCCGTTATGCAGCCTATACATATTACGGAAGACATTATCTCACTGTCTGACTTTAAAAATAATGCTTCAAAAATGCTTCACCAAGTTCAGGATTCTCACAGGCCAATTATCATTACCCAAAATGGTCGACCGGCGGGTGTCCTTCTCTCTCCTGCAGAATTTGACCTTCTATCCGAACAAAATCGTTTTGTCCAAGCAGTCCAAAATGGCTTAAATGATGTTGAGCAAGGACGCCTTTTAACTGATGATGAACTTGAAAAGGCTCTTGATGAAGATCCAATGGACTGAGACCGCCAAAAAAGACCTGCTAGCAATTCGTCGCTATATCGCCATTGATAATCCCACTGCCGCAAAAGAGTGGCTTGACCTTCTTAAAGCTAAAGCCAGAAATACAGTTCACGCTCCATATGCAGGTCGCATGGTCCCGGAGTTTTATCGCAATGAGCTCCGGGAGGTTATCGAAGGCAATTACCGAATCGTTTATTTGGTTGGCAAAGAACATGTGTCTATTTTGACTATCTTTGAGTCCCATAAGCTCTTTCCTTTCAATAAAGTAAAAGATCGTATCTAAAGATTGTCAAACAAACACTGGATCCGTTAGCACAGGCATAATCGACACCATCTCCTCACCACTTAGGTCCAGGCTTTCCTCTTCGCGAATCAGCATGGCACAGCGTACTGCGTCGATGATGTGATCATTACCCTTGGAATAGATAATCTTGCCGTCCCGCAAGGTATAGGTATGAGTGGTGAACTCGTCTTCCAGCTCCTGGTCGTCCACGGGAAAGATCAGCTGCTTTTTCTGCATGGTGCCACTAATCAGGCTGGTCATTAATTCCTTGGTGCGTTTCTTGATCTCCTTGCCATCTCGCACCGCCAGTTTGGTCATGCCGCCAAAGTCATACCCCTTGAGCCGCCCCTCTAACTGTAGTTCCTTATATTTGTCCAGGGTTAATAACTCCTGAACCACGGCTAGGCCGTTGCCGCCATTGTCCATACCAATACCGGTGAAGGTAAAGTATCTCTCCAGCAGACCAACGGTCTGGGCGATGTGGGGATAGGAGACATGCTCCATGTGAATCCGCAGGATCATCTTCAGTACCTTGCGCTCGCCCACCTCCATTTCCTGAAAGATCACCAACTCGGTGGGGTCGTTGGTATAGCCTAGGTCACCGCCGAGCCAGAACATCCCGGTCTGGGGCGTAAGGTTGAGGAGCATCTCCAACCTGTCGTGGGAGGCTTCTTCGGAATCGCAATCTCGCAGTTCTGAATCGGTGATCACCACCTTCTGAAACTCCAGCACCTCCTGCCGACAGAGGTTGAACTGCTCAACATTGAAGGCCCCATAGGATGGCTTGCCATGTTCGCCCGCCACCTCATGCTGCCAGCCGGAACTATCGCGGCCACCGTAAAATTCCAGTAGTTCATCTTCCCTCTCCTTATTCCAGTTGGGGTTGAGCCAGGAGGGCCAGCGGAAGGTCTTGAACTGCTCTGACATGGTCAGCCGGTAATAGGTGGTGTTCCTCAGGCCATTAGGAGTTGAATAAATCCGCAGCCTGCCCTTAGCCTTCAAGCATTGGCGCAGGGCCTTCCAGGCTCGTTCAGATAACCAGGCCCCTTCATCAACCCAGACCCGTTCCACATGCAAAGAACGGAAGGCATCGCCATAGGCCCCTGCTGGTCGGAAATAGAGAATGGCTCCGTTGGTGAACTCCAGCCGGAAATATGGCTTCCGGGTGATCTTAGGTTTACCATATTTGGACATGGCAATGGAGTTCATCAGGTCAGGATTATGGTCGAGCTGAAACTCGACCTCTTCGATAATGGTATCCAACTGGCCCTGGTGGGGAGCGGCAATGAGACCCTGGCCACCAGTGGTGATAAAGGAGTAGTGGAGGGCATCGGTAGAAATAGAAATCGATTTCCCACAATCTCTTCCATCCAGGTGAATGATATTCCTCTCCGGGCAACGCAAGTCGTCAATCTGATGGGGCCAGTATTCCCTGGCAGCACCATCCCGGTTCCGCAAATAGGCCTGGCCCCAGAGGACAGGATCCCTCAGGGTCTCGACTAGTTTCTTTTCTTTTGCCGTAAGTCTGGCCATCTAATCCCTGCTTTTTTTCTTATTATATTTTTGCTGAAACTCGACATTAACAACTTGATGTTATGTGTTTTTAGAGCGTTACTGTTCATAGCAGAAAGGGAAGTAAAACAAAAAAAACCAACCCTTTGGAGACAACCATGAGCACCATAAACGACGCCAAGAAAGCCTACCGACAAAGCCGTAAAGAGATTGATGCCCTGATCAAGCAGATCCAGCAAAAGCTCACCACGCATGGCAAGGATGACATCACCTGGGCACATCACGGCGACTTGGGCTACGTCAAAGAGCAATTAAGCATCATCGATCAATTCCTCGCGAATGAGGACTAATTAACCAGGCCCGCTACTCCGATGGCAGCGGGCCGCCCATATGAGGACACACCATGACAACAGTAACAATAACGACACCAAACACACTTCACCAAACCACAGAGAGTTTTCTTAAGCACCTGCAGGAGCTTGGTAAAAAGGAGCGCACCATTTACACTTACAAGAAGGATTTGGAACTGGCCGAGTCTTTTTTCGGTACGGACAAGCAGCTCACGGAAATCCAGTCCTGGCAGGTGGGCAAATTCCTCAAGTCCGACAAGCTCCTGAAACTGGCTAATGGCAAGATGCGGGCTGAGCGCACCGTGGCCAAGGCGGTCAGGGTTTTCCGGATGATGATGGTCTGGGCTCAGGAGACCAAACTCATCACCGAGTTGCCTCTGCCCAAGTCCACTCCCATGGGGCGCGATAAAAAAAAGGGGGAGGACAATGGCCAGGCCTGATCTTTCCACAACTCTCGACCAGGCCATCGAGCAATTCTGTGTCCGGCTGGCGGCTGATAACCGTGCAGCCGGAACCATCTCGGCATACCGCCGGGATCTGCTGCTGGTGGCCAGAGTCTTCTCAGAGCTGGCTCCAGAGATGGGCTGCCATGAGATTACTCCGGTCATGCTCGACTCGGTCTTCTCATCTCAAGCAATCACAGTCACCTCCAGGGGGCCACGCTCAGTTGCCTCCCTGCACCGAATGAAGGGAGCGGTTCGTTCCTTCTTCAACTGGAGCTTTGAGGCTGGCATCACCAAAAATAATCCTGCCAGGATGTTGCGCATGCAACGCTTACCCAGGAAACCACCCAGCTTCCTGACTCCAGCTGAGAAGAAAAAAATTCTCACGGAGATCAAGGGCAGAAGCCGCTTTATGGATCTCCGTGACAAGGTGATGATTGAACTCCTCCTTGGCACCGGTATCCGTTTGGCTGAGCTGACCGGGCTTAATATCGATGACATTGATCTTGCCACCAAGCATCTCCGTGTCATTGCCAAGGGAAATATCGAACAAGTAAAATTTCTCATGACCGATCTCCGTTCACTTTTGCACCGCTATCTACTGATCCGAAAACGCCAGCCCACCAAGAGCGAAGCACTCTTTCTTTCCAACCGGGCCAGTCGTCTCTGTCAGCGCCAGATCGCCAATCGGATCGACCATTGGCTGACCAAGGCTGGAATCGAAAAGCATCTGACCCCACATAGCATGCGCCATACCTTTGCCACCCATCTCTACTCTGCCACCAATGACCTGCTTGTAGTCCAGCGGGCCTTGGGGCACCGCGACATC